GTTGTTGCACCAGTGCAAAAAAAAATGGGACATGAACCAGTCGAAAAAATGGCCGACGAAGTGACGCCAAAGGTGATGAGCCAAGCGGCAACTCTTGACCAGATTAAGCGTGCGTTGCAAGCCGATCAGGTCCGACGAACAGAGATTCAAGCAACATGCGCATTAGCCAAAGTAGAGCGAGCTTTTGCGGATCAGTTGTGCGACACGTTAGTACCACTATCCGAAGCTCGCAAAAGGATTATTGACAAAATGGCAACTCAACCACTAGGCGCTTCCGTTGGTGGAGACGTTCGTGTCACACGTTCCAGCGAAGACAAGTTCATCGCTGCGGTTAGCGATGGCCTTGTAGCTCGAAGCAAGGGCCGAACAGCGATCAAACGAAGCCTGTACATCAGCGGCGACAAGCCAGCAGAGGGACACGAAGAGTTCAGCAAACTCAATTTGATTCGAATGGCTACCATGTTTGGCGAGCGTGCCGGATTGCCAGTTCAGCGCATGAGCAATCCAGAAATTGCAAGAGCAATCATGCGCATGTCAACGCTTCAAGGTGCGTACGAAGTTTCGCAAAAGTACCGAATTGAGCGCTCCGACTTTTACGCGTATCACACAACCGGAAGCTTTGCAAACTTGCTTTTGGATGCGGCAAACAAAACGCTTTTGGCCGGTTACGAAGAGGCTCCATACACGTGGAATCTTTGGGCGCGAACGGCAAACAGCGTGGACGATTTCAAGAGCATTAACCGCACACGGTTCAGCGAGGCACCAAATCCTGAAGAAGTGCCAGAGGGTAAGGACTACCCTGAAAAGGCCATGAGCGATGCTAAGGAATCGTATCGGGTTGCAAAGTTTGGCGAGTCGTTCAGCGTGTCATGGGAAACGATTGTTAACGACGATTTAGATGCGTTGAGTCGCATTCCAGCGATGCATGGTAACGCAATGCGACGCTTCCAGAATCGCAAGGTCTACGAGGTTTTAACGTCTAATCCTTTGATGGGTGACGGTAACAATTTGTTTTCCTCGTCGCACGTTTCGGGTGATAACACTTCGGGCGCTTCAGCGGCTCCAAGCGTGGCAACTCTCAACGCGATGTTCGTCAAGATGATGACGCAAAAGGGACTGAACAAAGCAGATGGAACAGCATCGGATGCGATCATCAACGTTATGCCAAAGTTTGTCATCGTGCCGGTCGCATTGAGTGCAACGCTCTTGCAGTTGGTGGCATCGTTGAGCGATCCAAACGCGGGCGGAAGTTCGACGACAGGAAACTCCAATACGCTCAACATTTACGGGCCTAACGGTATGCGGCCAATCGTGCCCATCATCGAACCACAGCTTGACGGCAACAGTGCTACGACTTGGTACGGTGCGGCGGATAACGGACAAATAGATACGGTGGAATTGTCTTTCTTGTCGGGTGAAGAGTCGCCGGTTTTGGACTCGGAATACAACATGAAAAACGACACGTACTACAACAAGATCCGCCAGACGTTTGGAGTAAAAGCGATCGATTGGCGTGGTATGTATCGTAACGCGGCCTAGTGCCAATTTCACAGCCTAGTGCATTGGTCACTAGGGTTTTTTGGAATCAATCAAATCGAGGGACAATACAATGTCAGGTATTAGAGATTTTGCAGAATTTGTAGATGATTTTTGGGGAGCGGACACGTACTCTACAGCAGGCCAGGGTTCTCCTTGGGCGATTGCGGATACGTCGTCATCCGGTACGCCAACGTATGCACACGTTAGCCCCTCGGCTACCGGTGAAATAGCGTTGACACTTGCGGCCACAAGCGAAGTAGAAAACGTTTGCCTGTCGTTTGGTGACGTGTTGCCATTCGACATCGACAACCTTCAACGGTTTGAAGCGCGGGTCAAGGTGAGCGGGTGCACAACGGGAACTACGATTTCGTGGGGGCTTGCAACAGCTCGCAACGACACGCCGGGTTCGATTGCCAACCGTGCTTTGTTTCGAATGACAGGCGCAACGTCAACCACAGCCGTGACGGTGGAAACAGATGACGCGACAACCGACAGCGGATTGATAGCAACGGGTGCAACCCTTGCAACCGTTTACAAGGAATTTGTGATCGACTTCACTGGCGGAAAATCGAACGTCAAATTTTTGATTGACGGCGTTCGGGTAGCATCAGCTACAACGTTTTCGCTGGCTGGTTTTTCGGCATCAATGCAACCGTTTTTCCAAATCCAGAAAGCGGCCAATACAAACGTAGACGCAATCACAATTGACTACGTGCGTGTCTTGTTGGAGCGATAAGCGATGACTCTTCACGACATGATTCAAGCCGATGCAAGTGCGGTTTTCTGCAATGTCAATGACTTTGCAGAGACGGCGACTTACTACGCTTCTCATGGTTCGGCAAGGGAAATTAAGGTTGTCATCGAGAGAGATCCAGTGGCGGTGTTCGGACCAGACGGCGACGATATTTTGCCATCGTTTGCCGTCAAGGTGGTCAACAGCACAACGCTAGGGATATCGAGCGAAGAGCTTAATTGCGGCGGCGACTCACTTGAGTTCGCGCGAAGAGTTGGGCAACACGTTTCGCGGCGTTCGATCATGCGAGTGATCGAACACGACGCGGGAATGTTGGTGCTTGAATGTCGGTAAGCGTGGTGGAATCCATAGCGGTCGTGTTGTTCAATCGCCTAAAGCTATTGATTGATAACACGACATACAACACCAACGTCTGCGAGGTCATCAGGCCAACGCGATTAGGTGCGGAATGGACTCCAAAGCACTTGCAAATCATCTTGACCAAGGGCGGGGAAGAGGTAGTTGACGAACTGAGTTATTCAGGCAATCCGCCATCAGTAGCACGCAGACAAACGTTTAATATTAGGTGCCACGTAATGACCGACGAACAAGATACGGACGCAGTAGAAACGGTGATAAACACGTTTGCGGCGGATATCGTTAAGGTCGTTTGTACCGAGGCGAATTGGTATCAGTTTGGCGGCTTGTCGATCAATGCGGAATGGTTGCCAGTGGAGGACGTGCAAGCAGACGGCGGGGCCGATGGCATCAATGTTCCGCTAGCGATTATCTACCGAACCAGTGAAGGCGATCCGTACACGGTGAGGGCATGATAACGGCAACGGTCAACGCAGACGCGGTTAAAAAAAAGCTTGCGTACATAATCGACGACATGCCGACAGCGGTTGCTATCGGCGTTAATTCGACAGCCAAAAAAGCACGCAACGAATCGGCAAAAGCAATCAAAAAAGAGATGGGCGCTAGTGTTCCCCTAAAAGTTTTGAAGTCAGCTGTTACGGCAAAAGCGGTTGCATCGAAATCAAACTTATCGGCAATCGTTGCGCTAACGGAAGGGCGTCCTATTTCGTTGCGTTACTTTAATCCAAAGCAAACAAAAAAGGCCGGAACTAGCGTTCGCATGAACAACAAAGTTAAAGGCAAGGCAGGGCGGACTAGGCTACCAAATGCGTTCATTGCCAAGCGTCTAGGCGGCAAGGTATTTGAGCGGGCGGGCAAGTCACGGCTACCGATCAAAGAACAGTTTGGACCATCGCCAGGGCAGTTTAGCGAGGCGGCTGGAGTCAAGGATTTGGCGGTCACGCTGATTCGCAAGGAGCTACCAAAACGCATTCAACGACGAATCAGATTTTTGCTACTAAAACAATCCGGCGGACTACGCGGACGACAAGCAACAAACTAGGAAAACGCAATGACAATCCTACTAAAACGAAGAGTACTCGCAGCAAAAATCGAAACGACATCAGGCGTAGCAGAAACGCTAACGTCTGCTGCTGAGTGTTCATTTAACGCGTACGATGTCAAAATCGAAATGGACATCGAGAGCGAAGAACGAGAGGCACAAGGATCGTTTGGTACGCTATCGGCGGTCCCGGGCGGATACAAGGGCCGGGCGACGTTCAAGATCGATTGCGGTTGGGATGGAACCGCAACGGAACCAAGCTGGGCGGATACGTTCCTGCCTGGTTGCGGTTGGGTCAAGAGTGGTTAAGTGTTTACGCCACGATCAGAGGGGCCAGGCGCGAACGTTAAGACGCTAACGATCGGATGCTACCTTGGACCATCGGCGGCAAACAACGGTCCCTTCAAATCGCTTTCAGGGTGTGCGGGTACGTTCAGGCTAGTTTGTCCTACTGGAAAAATGGCGTACTTTGAATTTGACTTCCAGGGCGTTTGGATCACACCGTCTGACGTGGCAGTCCCATCTTCAATTGCCTATCCAACGGCCTTGCCGTTGCGATACGCTAACAGCACATCTACTTGGGCCGGAACTGCTCTATGC